CGGTACCATTTGCCTGCTATATTCTCGTTATAGCTTTCTACTTCTAAAACTCTTAGTGTCATTTGATAATAGGTCTCCCAATAGCTCATCTGTTTCTTAGTGGTGCAAACTCTTAGTACCTCTCTAGTGAATACTTCTTTACCGAAAGTTTTAATGTCTTCTGTTACTAATTTGCTTGAACCGTAATAGTCTGCCCAATTACTTTCTTTAATTTCCTTTCTTTTCTTTGGGATACGACCCGGTTTTGTCCACTCAGAAATCTCTTTCTTTGTTAGAATTTTTGTTAGTACGTTTCTAAGGATTTTTTTACCGACGTAGAATTTGCCGGTTTTATTGTTGGTAACTTTGTAGACAAATCCTACAACATCATCTGGGAAATCTTTTAGTTGAGTAAGCTGTTTCCCTTCGTATAACCAATTTGACATAGACTGCTTTCTAATAAATATCTTAGCTATCCCAACGAATAACAAATACCATATCTGTATTTGGTGGAACTGGGTAAGGAGTAGATAGTTTACCCACTACCAATAATTCGTCTGCATCATTGTATACTCCTACTGTTGTTACGTAAGGTCTGAACTCTGAACCTGTTACAGCGTCTATATAAGATCCGCTTGTTCCCGCCTTAATTGCAGACGGGTTAAGCGTATAGTTAAAATCGTTTTCATTCACTTGACATCTAACCTCTTTTTGATAGATGGTAGACTCTGCTTCGAATGAAAGAGTAAATGGTTCAAATTGGATAAATGGCATACTCTAATAAATATTAGTTCTCTCGTCTTTCCTCTGGTTTATAGTGAGCGATTCTATTATGGTGAATAGGGCTTGCCAATAATACAGATGGTTTTAAATTTCCTTTTTTAGTTTCTTGGAACATGTAACTCATCCAAGTCTGTTCGTAAGGTCTTTCCCATGTAGTATCTAAGAACATCTTTTGATTGCCCGTCTTACCAGTTATAGTTGGCCAGTTAGCATAATAGATATCTCCTGTTATATAACCTAATCCATCTACAAATTCTATCTTGTCAAATGTTGTTCTTGGACAATTAGGATCTAATCCATGTTCAGGTAATTTATCATAATCAGGATACAACTCAGTTCTTACTGCTTGAGGAATATTGTACCAAGACACTTGAATGTTATTGTCCATATAAACCTCAGTGAAAGATAATTTTAAAAAGTCTACGTCAGATCCTCCGTGCATTATCTTTAAAATCTTATCGTATAAATTATCTACGCATAATCTAAATCCATTTCTACAAAACCCAGTTTCTTCTGGAGGATGAATACCCATATCGTCTTCTAAGAATAAGTAATAATCGCTATCCGATTCTTGGAAGTGCTTAGCTGCCCTGAATCTACCTCCGTTAATGCCTGTATTTTCGTTTGTTATGATATGTTCAAATCCGTATTTCTGACATAGCTTTGCGTTTTCTATTCTAGCTTCTTCGTTAGTAGAGTTATCGATTAAGATATTTCTAGTGTTTGTAATAAACTTAGGATGCTTTAACCAAGTTTGAATAGTATGTTCTACTTGGTACGGAAAATTAAAGGTTAGCATGTAGATAGACATTTTTAATTTGTCAACGTCTACTATTTTCTTTTGCAATTTAGCTCTACGTTCTGGTATGGCTTCTAATTCTGCGGTATCGTCTAATGCTTTGCTAACAAACTCTTGAATGTGTCCGTTAATTCCTATTCTAGTCGCTCTACATAATTCAGGGTATTTTTCTGCTAATATAGAGAATAAGCTTTCTTCTGTACCCATAAGACCTTCGTTCAAAGAGTCGTTTAATAAGTGCCAGTAATAAGAATTCACTTCTTTAATAGCTTCTCTGTTTCCTCCAAATAATCCACCTCTACAAATCCACTCAACGGTTCCACCAGCTATTCTATTCAATGCTTCCCATTCAAATCCATGTACTTCTTTAACGCCTTGTCCATAGTACGGATAAGGATACTGTACGAATAAGAAAGGATCTAGATACTTCTCTATCTTATCAAAGAATCTCTCCTGAATTAATAAGTTGTAGTTTATTGTATTAGTAATTCCTCCGTCTATCCAAACAAAATTATCTGTGTCAAAAGGATTATATATAGAAGCATCGTGTAATAAAGACATCTTCGACATTACGATTGGATTGTACCACTCTAAACTACCTTGAGGAGAATCTTTTAACCAACCTGCTTGATTTAACCAGTTTTCTGAAGTTCTAATCTGTTGAGTTTTATCCCAAAAAGGTCCGAACATACTTTTAATATCTTCTAATTCAAAACATTTAATCGCAGTATTAGCTTTGCTTCTTCTTTGCCAAACAAAATCTTCAAGTTCTTTTGGTACAAAGATAAATATATTAACATCTACGCTCAATAATTTATCGAAACATTCTAAGTAATGATCGAAAGATCTTCCTGGTCTACCAATATTCCAAAGACCTGTTACTACAGTTAAATTACTTTTTGAATAGGTTTGATTTGATAATTGATTATCTCTAGTATCTTGATTGAAATCTGTTATGGATTCTAATTGACCTCTTTTAGATCCGTTTTTCTTTATTACAAGAATGTTTGTGTTGAACCAATATTCATGATCTTTTATTATATTTTTTATCTCTTCTCCATATTCAAAAAACATGTTCTTATTCTCATCCCATCCACCACCTAAATCTTCTATAATATATAAACCTCCGAATCTAGTTCTGCTAAAAAAGTTTTTAAAAGTTTTTAATTGCGCCTCTGCTCTATGTGAACCATCATCTATGATAATATCGAACATATCAGTATTCAATTGTCTATCACACGCACTCTTATCTGTTGAATCACATATGTATGTGGTAATTCTGTCTTCAGTAAATCTGCAATCTTCAGCGATATCTATTCCTGATATTTGTGCTTTTGGAAAATAATCTCGCCAAACTCTTAAAGATCCGCCTTGTCTATAATGATCTAATGACAGACCTTCATACTTGCTTTCTATAATTTGTCTAAAGTTACTGTCTATATTAGCATCTAAACTACCTATTCCTATTTCTAATAAAGAAGTAACTTCATTTTTAATATCGTTAAAAAGGTATTCATAACTTTTAGAATAACCACTTATAGCTTTATCAGTGCCGTATTTTTCAATAAGATAATCTAAATTTTGCATTTAAAACTTAATTTTTTGTATGTGATAGTCTTCTAAGACCAAACAATCCATTTGAGTACTGTCTAATATTTTGAAAGCGTCTTTAATAGTAGAAAGAATTGGTCTTCCATCTACATTAAAAGAAGTATTTAATATAACTCCTATTCCGCTGTGCTTTTCAAATTCTGTGATTAAATCGTATAACCATTCATTTTGTTCTCTAGTTACAGTTTGCACTCTCGCTGTATTATCTACGTGAGTGATTGCTGATAATTTTTCTCTCCACTCTTCTCTAACTGTAGGACAAAAACTCATCCATCTAGATTCTCCTTCCCATTCGAAATATTTTGATACGTCTTCTAATCTTACTACTGGAGCAAATGGTCTATACCACTCTCTATGTTTTACTTTTTGATTTAAAGTATCTTTCATGCCTTCTATCGAAGGATTGCAAATAATACTTCTATTGCCTAACGCTCTTGCTCCGTGTTCTGCTCTACCTCTTGCAACTCCAATTATTTTACCGTCCAATAAGTCCTGTACTACGTTAGAAATTTCTAAGTATTTAGTTGTAAATCTGCAATTAACATTTTGTATGTAGTCTGCTAAACTGTCCAAATCAAGAAGTTCTAATCCTGAATAAGTAGCATCGAATGGTTCACTTGGTTTTAACTGATTCAACATTAAACCTAAAGCAATTCCACAATCGTTTGGATTAGGACCTACAAATACTTTCTTATTAAATTCTTTTACTAATCTAGTATTCAATAAAATGTTTAATCCACATCCTCCAGCCATAATAACTGGCAAATCAGAATATTGATCCATATATTTTTTTGCAACTGATAAGAAACATTCTTCGAAAGCTCTTTGACTTGTTGCTGCTACATCGTAAGCCACTTGACCTGTTAATCTTTCTTGCGCATTAAAAGTTACTCCGATACTATCTCCTAATGTTTTTATTTTAGGTTCGTAATCGTTATAACCTGTTTCGTCCCAAGGACCGTGATGTTCTCCATTAGGATTGCTTTTATAAAATTCTATAAAATGAGGCAACCATTCTTCGTTAACTTTTCCGTAAGAAGCTAATCCCATTATTTTTCCTGGATACACTAGATTACCGATATTGAGTGCTTCTTTTTTAATGTCTCCTAAGTACTCTCCAAATATCATATAAGGAAAACCTAAATCGTAATAAATGTGCACATAATTGATAATAGGATTAATAGCACACTCTAATAATTTAGGCGATTCACCTCGTAAACAATGATATACATTAAATTTACCATCGTTACCGCCTCCATCAAAAGAGAATGCAATCGCTTCATTGTAAGGAGATTGATAGAATGCACCAACAACGTGAGATTGATGGTGTAATCCATGAATATAGTTGTCTGCTTTTATGTATTGTTCTAGTCTGTACACTTGATCAAGAATCACATCACAATTTATAAAATAGCAATTTTCAAACTTGTCTATATTGAATTTTTTCATTATAAACTTTGGAATGTATTCAGCTAAAAATAATATGTCCTCATTTTTAGGACACATATACTGAGCCAAACCACTATTTTTATAATTTAAAAATCTCTCTACTTCTAATACTAAAAGTATCTTTCCGCCTTCTTCTACTACGTAAGCGGCATTGTGAGATCCGTAAAAGCTTATATTAGCCATTTATATATTTTATTTTTTATAGTCGTAAATAACTTCTTCCATTCTTTCTCTTGGAACTCCGTTTTGGTTTTCGTAAAAAGTAATAAGATCCTCTTTATTTATTTCGAAAAACTCCTGTCTACTTGAAGCAGACTTTAATTTATACATATTAGAGTACAAATAACTGTGATGCAATCCAAAGTAGTCATTTTCAGGGTGATATATATGTTTTACTAATCTCTTTCCGTCGAATACAATATCTTCTATCAAAGCGCCATGTTTTATAGCCATCATCTCAGCGATAAGTCCAGTTAATCCTTCGTCTGTAACTGTCCATGGATTCTGCTTCAAATCGTCTGAATCTACTTGATATCCGAACTTAATGATATCGTCCCATATATTAAAATACTGTTGAACTAAATCTACATTTTCGAATAAGAACCCTCTCATCCAACCATCGAAAGCATTTAGCGGTTCTGGTAATTCTAACATTAATTCTTTTTCGATTCCATTTTTATCGAAGATGTGACCGTATTTTTCAAAGTATGTTTTTTTATCATAGTGATGCGACATAATCGGACCAAACATTACGTTTTTACCTTCGTAAGTTTTTTGCATATACTCTAATTGTTGTTGTAATTCTCCATTAAAATTTAAAAGAGAGTCAGCATTTACTAGAGCAAATTTAGTAATGTTATTTTTTACTAACCATGGCATAATCCATCTATTAGTAATATCACAGAATTTTTTTCCTTCTTTTAAATTCTGTTGCAATTTTTGCATATAAGCATCGTGATCAGTTTCCTTAATTACGTTGTCAGTATTTCTAGTAAAATCATCAATAAGATCTTCTGTATCTAATACAATTAAATTAAAATCTACTTGTATGTCCTTTAATAATTGAGGAGTAGGAGTCATTACTACTATATTACAATCTTTAGGAATGTATTTGAAAGTAACCAGCATGGTGTTTATAAACTGAGGACCTACTGGATGGAATATGAAATAAAAATCTTTCATGCGTATTTTATTTTGTTACTGAATAATAATCTCCTATTGCGAATCTCATTTTGGTGTATATGGAACCTGCTTCAGGATCTTCTTGGTATTTTGAAATAGGAATCACTCTAAAGTCTACACTAATTCTTGTATTAGACGTAGTATTTAATTTATTTCCATGAGATAAATGACAACCATTCCATAATACTGTTTCTCCATATAAAGCATTCATGGGAGCATAATCTGCTTTATCTTCTTGTGATTCTACCCAAATAGTATTGGTATCGTAAGCATCAGTAATAGGCAGGAAGAAATTAACTTCCGCTTGATTGTGTTGATAGTCTCTATCTTTGTGAAAAGCAAACACTCCCAAGTTACGAACCAATTGAGTTCTAAATGTGGGTACTTTTTGATATACCAACTCTTCTTGAAATTGCGGTCGTATTACTTCGTATATAAACTTTTCGTAGTAAGGTAAAAATTTATCCAAATTACTGTAGTACAATTTGTGCCACTTTGTAGATTGATCAGTGCCTTTCACAAACACTTCGTACTCTTCTTCTAAGTGTATCTTTTCTATAAACTTAGTACCCAATACCTCTTCTATGACTTCTCTAAAAGGAAATTTTTGTACGTCGTAATTTATTTTTATCTGGTTATTCCAACTCATGTTATATCTTGTGTTCTATTCTTTCTACCCAACCTTCTTCGTCTGTGAATCCCCAAAATACTACTCTAGTTGGCTTTACATCTGTTAAGAAAAATTCTTCGTAATGGATTTGTTGTCCTTTATGCATAAAGTCTTGTAATTCTTGACCCGCTATATATTTGTGATTGATAGCTTTACCAGTTTCATCATCGAATGCTACTAAGATATGCTTGTAATTCTTTCTTGGAAAATCATGAGGATGTATAGTTACTAAATGATAGAAAGATCCCATAAAAGATTGCTCCCATAATTCGTTGTCCTCTATATATGGATTCGGTGGATAGTTATTGTCTAGCGTATATTTCTGAACTGCCTTTCTTTTGAAGTGGAATCCTGCGTACTTTTCAAAATCTTGTAAAGATCTAACTGTACCCAAATCGTAACCAGTCAAATCAATGGTTGGATCCTCTTCAGTTCTTAATAACACTCTAATCTTTTTTCTAGCGTACTCTTGCTTTTGAAACCAATCTACTCCTAGTTTAGAATCATCGTCCCACTTCAACATGCCTGCTCGCTCTTCTCTCATAGTAGAATGCCAAACAACTAACTTG